CGAGTTCGGCCGCGAAGGCGATGGCAGCGTGCTCCGCACGCAGCTCCTGTTGATCGACGCCAACTGGGCGCAGACCGTGAACGTGGTCCGCGACTACTGCCGCCGATCGTCGTTCGGCCCGCGAGTCATGCCGTCGCAGGGCCGCTACGTCGGCGTCGGCCGTGCGACGCTGTCCGACAAGAAGCCCGGGCCAGGCGAACGCGTCGGGCCGCACTGGCGAACCGAGACCGTGGCTCACCTGCGGCACCTCCAGTTTGGGGGCAACGAGTGGAAAACACTCGTGGGGCAAAAACTCAAGCTCCCGCAGGGCGATCCGGCGGCGATCACCGTGCACGCCGGCGACCATCGGCTCCTGGCCGAACACCTCGGCTCCGAGCTGCCCAACGTCAAGCACACGCGCGAGAAGACGGCGACGGAGTGGGAGCAGGTCCCCGGCCGCGACAACGAATGGTGGGACTGTCTCGTCGGTGCCGCCGTGGCCGCGAGCTACTCGGGCATCACGTCGGTCGGCGCCCAGTCGGTGCAGCCCGCACCGCAGCGCGTGACTGCTGAGGCGATGGCCGCAGCTCGAGCACGGCTCGCCGCGCTGGCGGCAAGCCGCTGACGCGGTGGGTGCGTCTGCGTGCGACGTGTGCGGCGGTGGCCGCATGTACACTTCGGGTGCGACACGCGCACTGGAGGCGACATGTCCACCGACCCCACCATCGACGCGATCGAGTCTGCCATCGCCGAGCCGAAGCGGGCCCGCACGGCCGCCGGTGAGGTCGAGCGGCACGACCTGTCCGAACAGGTCGAGGCGGCGAAGTTTGCGCGGCAGGCTCGCGCGGCTGACTCCCAGGTCAGCCCGTTCGCCCAGCTACGCGTGGCCCAGGTGGCTCCCCCAGGAGGCGCCGGAACGTGATCAACCGCCTCCGCGGGCTGTTCGGCCGCCAGTCGGCCGAGCTGACGCAGTTGCAGAACCAGCTCCGGCGAAGCGCCGGCGAGCTGATCCGCCTGCGCTACGACGCGGTACAGACCACCGACCTCAACCGCCGGCACTGGGCGAGCGCCGACCAGCTCGCGCCGAACGACTCGCACTCGCCCGAAGTGCGGCGCATGGCCCGGGCGCGGTGCCGTGCCGAGGCGCAGAACAACGGCTACCTGACGGGAATGCTGTCGCGGTTCGCGACCGCGGTGGTTGGCATCGGCCCCCAGGTGCTGATCGACGCCGGCGACGACGCCGACGACAACGCCGTGTCGGCCGTCGAGCGTGCATTCTCCGAGCACTGCGACGCGATCGGGCTCCCCGGCAAGCTCCGGCAGTTCCACCGCGGGTTGGGCACCGACGGCGACCAGTTCGGGGTGTTCTCGACGAACCCCTTGCTGCCGATCGTCCAGCTCGACTGGCGGCTCTACGAGACCGACCAGTTCGCGGAGAGCGCCTACGCGGGCCTGCTGACCCCAGGCCACGTGGACGGATGCCGGATCGACGCCTACGGAAACGTCACGGAGTGGCACCTGCTGGATCGCCACCCTGGCGAGCTCGTGGCCGGCTGGCCAAACAACGGCCAGTGGATCCAGTCGCGATTCGTCACGCACTGGGCCAACGCTCCGCGCCCCGGTCAGATCCGCGGCGTGGGCTACGTGCTACCGGCGCTGGAGCTGTTCGCGATCCTGCGGCGCTACACGCTCGCGACCCTCACGGCCGCGGAGACCGCGGCGAGCATCGCCGCGATCCTCGAGACGCAGATGCCGGCGAGCGGCACCGCGCGGCAGTTGGATCTGCTGGAATCGTTCCCGATCGTGCGTGGCATGGCGATCGCCGCCCCTGACGGATGGCGGGCATCGCAGATGAAGGCCGAGCACCCGACGAGCACGTTCGACGTGTTCGAACGCTGCATCTTGAAGCAGATCGGCAGCACGATCGACATGCCCTACATCCTCGCGGTGATGGACTCCAGCGAGAGCACCTACTCCGCGGCGCGTGGCGATCGTCTCCAGTTCGGCGACCGGATCAAGATCGATCGCGAGGCGCTGGAACGTGTCGTGCTTGACCGCCTGTTCCGCGCGTGGCTTGACGAAGCGGCGTTTGTGCCCGGGCTGATCCCCGACGGCCTGCCGCTCCGCAGCGCGTGGAACTGGACGTGGTCGTGGCCGGGCCAGTCGCTCATCGACCCGCTCAAGGAAGCCACGGCGGAACTGATCCAGTTGCAGGCGCGGACGAAAACTTTCGCGGAGGTCTGCGGCGCCCGCGGGCAGGACTGGCGGCGCGTGTTCCGGCAACTCGCGAAGGAGCAGCGTTACGCCCGCGAGGTGGGGCTCGGCGACCTGTTCGCCACGGGCGAGCAAGTGGCGGCGCGTGCCCTCGGGCACATGACGGCAATCCAGCAGGAGGAGACGGCCAAGGCGAAGTGACCGACGACCGCGTGGAGGGTGAGGCCATGCGATCCGTTTTCGACAACCTGGACGACACCTTCGACGATCCGCTTGATCTGCTCATCGACCTGGAGACATGACATGCCCGATCAAGCCGTGTTCCTTCGAGCCAGCGGCGAGCTCGACATCCGCGCTGGGCTCAACATCCAGGCCGCCGCCGGCGAGGGCAAACTGCCCACGTTCGACATCGAGGCCTACTCGGGCGCGCCGATCAGGCAGTGGTGGTCGAACGTGCCGATGGTCGTCGACCTCGCGCGACTGGAGGCCGACCAGGCGCTGCCGATCCTCTACGGGCACAACTCGTACGATCCAGACGCTGTGCTCGGTCAGAGCACGAAGCTGACCAACAGCGGCACCAACCTGTCGCTCGCCGGCGACCTCTACGGCGAGGGCCCGATCGCCGAGAAGGTGCTCGCCAGGTCGCGCAAGGGCCACAAGTGGCAGGCGTCGATCGGCGCCGACGTGGTGAGCACCACCATGGTCGAGGCAGGCCAGAGGGTCACCGTCAACGGCCGCGAGTTCACCGGTCCGATCCGGGTCGTGCAGGCCCGGCTCCGCGAGGTCTCAATTGTCGTACTCGGAGCAGACGCCGCCACGTCTGCCGCCATCGCCGCGCAGGCGAGCAATGGAGGGATCGCCATGCCGGCACCCGTCAATTCGCCCGAGGGCAACAAGCCCCCGGAAGGCGCGGCGAAGGTCGCCGCGAGCAACTCCCCTGCCCCGGCGCCGGAGCCCACCTCCGAGCCGAAGCCCGTGATCGCCTCCGCCGGCAGTGACGGCGCCTCGGTCGGCACGGCCACCACCGAGGGCATCCTGGCGTCGCAGCTCGCCAAGGCGCAGGCCGAAGCCGAGACGGCCCGGCTCGCGCTGGAGCGTGAGCGTGCGCTCCAGGCCGAACGCAACGCCCGGCCGTCGGGCGCGCCTGCGGTCCATGTCGCCGGCACCCTGCCGGTGGGCGTGACCGCGGCCCTGGCGTGGGCGGCTGCGATCTGCCTCAACGCCGGGCTGCAGGCACCGGAGCGGCATTTCAAGGCCGACGCTTTGAATGCCGCCGAGCCGCTCCAGGCTCGGGCGTCGCTCCAGCAGCTCCTGCTGAGTTCGGCTCGCGCCAACGGTTGGTCTTCGCCCGACCACCGGGTTCACATGGGCAACGTCGAGGAGGTGCTGCGGGCTGCGTTCCATCGGCCGATCCAGGCCAGCGGTGCGCCGAGCCACCACGACCTCAGCAATGTGCTCGGCACCGCCTACGGCAAGTTCGTGCTCGCCGGATACCAGGGCGTGGTCGAGTCCGATCCGTGGCGGCAGCTCACGCAGGAACGGCCCGTGAACAACCTCCAGGAGGTGACGGGCGTGCGGATGATCGGCGACTCGAGGTTCAAGAAGTTGCCGACCAACGGCACCATCGAAAACTTCGACGTTTTCGACGAGAGCCGGAAGATCGGTGCGGACATGTGGGCGCGGGGAACGCAGCTCCCTCTGCCCTACATCATCAACGACGATCTCGGGACGCTTGGCATGATGGGCATGATGCTCGGCGACGGCGCTGGGTTGGCTGAAGTCGAGGACTTCTACTCCGTGTTGCAGGCCGCGATCGCTGCGGCCTACTACAACCAGGCCACGCCCGGGGCCGGCAATGCGTTCAGCGGCACCACGCTGCGGACCGCACGCACGGCTTTCCGTCGGCAGACGATTCCCACCAAGGACGGTGGCACGCTGCCGGTTTCGCTGGATCCCACGTTCGTGCTGACTCCTCCGGAGCTCGAGGACGCGGCACTCGAGGAAGTGAACGGGACGGCCGTGATCATCGCCGGCAGCACCGACAAGGCGCGGACGAACTTCAACGTCAACGCCGGTCGCTACCGCGTGATTTCGAGCCGCTTCCTCACCGTGGCAACCACGTGGGCAATGGGAGGCACGCGGCCCGGATTCTTCCCCATGGAAACCGCGAAGTTGATTGGCGTGCAGGCTCCGGTGATCCAGTCCACCGATGCCGATTTCGAAACGCTCGGCCTCAAGTTCCGGGGCTACCACGCGTGGGGCCACAAGCCCGCCGAGAAGAGCACGCTCTACGTGATGAAGACCTCCTGATCCTGATCCGCCGTGACGCGCCCGGCCCTGGGGCAACCGGGGCCGGGCGCGGGCTGGTTCCTCGCCGCATCTTTCCACCGTTCACCCGCTCGCAGAAGGACACCCAACATGGGACTCGTGAAGCCCGCCGGTTCGGTCAACA